AGAAGCTCATTATTGACTGCGAGACATCGCCAAACTTGGCGTACATCTGGGGACTGTGGAACCAGAACGTAGGTCTAAACCAGATTGAGAAGACTGGTTCGGTCATTTCGTTTGCTGCGAAGTGGCACGGCGCTAAGAAGGTTATGTTCTATTCGGACCATCACGACGGTCACGAAGCAATGGTGAAGGCTGCACACGATCTGCTGTCTCAAGCTGATGCGCTTATCCATTACAACGGCAAAGCGTTTGACGTAAAGCATCTACAACGAGAGTTTCTGCTAGCTGGCCTGCCGCCTGCTGCCCCGCATGTCGACATTGATCTGCTACAAACTGTGCGTCGCCAGTTCAGGTTTCCGTCGAACAAGCTCACTCACGTTTCCGAGGCGTTGGGTATTGGCAAGAAGACTCCACACACGGGCTTTGATCTTTGGCGCGATTGCATGATGGGCGACGACAAAGCTTGGGCATTGATGAAAAAATACAACATTCAAGACGTGCGGTTGACTGAGGAGTTGTATGACAAGCTGCTCCCTTGGATTCCGAACCATCCGAACGTGGCAATGTACGACGACCGTCCTGACGCGTGCCCGCGATGCGGAGCTATTGGCACGATGGAAGCACAAGGCATGCGACGCACAAAGACAATGCAGTACCGGCGTTATCGCTGCAACGTGTGTAGCTCTTGGTTCAAGGGTCGTGTGGCTGAGCAGACTGCTCGACCTAATTATGTCTAACGCCCTTCTAGTGCTCGCAACCTGGCTTCGTGATCGTCTAGCGTGTCCCGAACACGATCAAAGTTCTCCTCGCCACGGGCAAGACGGACCTGAATATCAATCAGAATCTTGCTGACCCACGCCATCCAAGGCAACAGCAGCGCTGTCAGGATCAGCGGGATGATTTCGGTCACGGCCATGCGCGGACGTTAACACATAATTATGCATAAGTGTAGCGGCAAATTCAGCGTCCATCACCGCAACTCTGCCTACTTTTGCACCGACCTCTGTGCGACGGTCACCGTGGATAGCGAACAACACGAACGGCCTGTCTTCTGCCACCCGTCGCAGCTTCGGTATCCAGTCGAATAGCAGCCACCGCTTTGCAAATTTAACTTCAACCACAAACGGTTCACAATGAATGTCATGACTCTCACGAGACGACTCGGTTCTGTGAGCGTCACCAAACCCCGCTCTCTGCAATAAATCAAGGATCTCGTTCTCACCCTTGGTTCCCTTATCTCTTGCTTTACTCATAGATTTCTCGCTACGCTAGTAACCATGTTCTCATCAGAAACAGCTAAGGACACGCTTGAACGTGCCGTATCTACTTTTGCTCAAACTCTTGTTGCTCTCATCGGTACTGATGGTGCTGGCATCCTTGATGTTAGTTTGGTGGACTCGGTAAGTGCAGCATTTGTTGCAGGCGTACTGTCGATCTTGAAGTCGTACGCTGCTTATAAGGTGCCTACGAAGCCTAATGAGTCTTGACACTAACCTGTACGGCGTACACCCAACGTTAGAGCTACGAGTCCGAGGGCTGCTCTCAGAGCCTGCACTCAAACGCTACGGCACATACCCTGCCGTGCGCTCGTACTCAAAACAGAAAACGTTATACGACAAATACAAAGCAGGCAAAGGCAACCTAGCCGCTGACCCTGACCGTATTCTCCGTACAGTAAAAACGTTTCCCTACACTTGGACACCTCGCGGCTCCTGGCATATGCGCCAAGCCGACGGGTGGGGACACGCAGTAGATTTGAAACGTCCCGTAGGCGTCAGTCGAATCAATGCTGACCGAGCAATCAAACCGTACCTCAAAAAGTGGGGCCTAAAACAAACTGTTACCAGCGAATGGTGGCACGTTCAGGCTCTTACAAGTTCAGGCTGGGTCGAAGGACCAACGCCGGAAAGCAATGGCATGTTTATTCTTTACGACCCAATGAAGGACGAATACCGCGTTGGTATCCCCGGCGAAGGCACCGCCGTCATCAACTCTCCAGAACACTGGCGCGAAGTTATCGCCAAGGGCCGTATTACAGGTGTATACGAGTCGCCTCACATGGAAGCGTTGCTGAACAAGATTCGTACCGAATCGTAGCTATTCGTCAAGGTCGGTCATCAACGGCGCAAAGTCAAGCGCCATCGTACCAAACTTGTTGAAGACGACAGTCTCCTGATTGGCGTCTAGTTCGTCCCAGCCGTCGTTACACATAGCAACAACGACATCATCAAGCGTCTTGCTCCACGCAACGATGCACAATGGGACAACATCTGAAGCTTCTAGCGCTTCAACAAACTCTTTGCTTTCCATCTCAACTTCCTTTAGCTGCAAGAGATGCCAATGCATCACGGACACTTTGGGGCGGCGGAACAACTGGAAGGCTAGGATCAGTGTAAGCAGGCTCAATATTGCGATGGACATCGTGAAGAGTATACGTTCCGGTGGCGTTGAAGCACCATGAGTAATGAGCCTTGAGTTCGTCGCTCTTCTCTCCGCCATAATACGGACCGCCACAATAATTACAGATACGCAAATGACGATCTGACTGGTACTGACGTGGAGCAGCACCAGCTTTCGCGCGAGCTACAACCTCAGCAAGCGACGGCGGAAACTTGTCACCCATAGCAGCGAAATGGTCAATAGCACTGTCCATCTGCTCATAGGTGACATGCTGCGCATGCTGCGCCCACTCAACAGTCGTGTTCGACGTAACCTTAAACGGGTTACCCCACAACTGTTTCATCTTGACAACAAGCGCTTCGGCTTCCGATTGCTTCATAGAGTTACCTCATCTCCTAGCGGTTCTTGAAGATTCTGAATAGCCACGACGTAACTAGCCAACGCAACCTGCGCATTGTGACCCACCTCGTAGGTACGCCACAGGTCTTCACGCTTGCTATTAAACGCAAGGTCACGAACCTGATCGTTGATACGACGAACCGAGTCGATCATGTCGTACACGTCGTTCAACACTGTCCGGTTATCTGGTTTCTTTGACACGCTTCTTCTCTCCTGGTTTGAGATGGCACGAACAATTACAAAGGGGCCGGGCCACACGCACCTCACCGTGCATGTAGACCGACCCCCCGACACACTCACCGCCATCAACTTGGCAAGTGTGATTCTTCTTCATCGACGCTTGTTGGGCTTCTTACCAGTAACCCGCTTAATCCAAGCCGACGGCTTTTCGCCAGGCTGAATCTCCAACGAGTTATCAGTATTACGCAACACTGCGGGATCAACCCACTCGGTACGATCAATACCCATCAGAACGGCTCATGCCCAACAGGAACCTGCGGTGCAGGCTGCGACGCAGGCACATGACCGTCACGCGGAGCACGAATCACCGCACCAATCTGCCACGTATTGCACTTCCAACCCTGCTTAGGCTGCCCTTCACGAGACACATAGCTATTGATCTGGAACTTGCCACGCACCATAACCTTGGTGCCCTTACCAGTCGAAGCAGCAATAGCCTGACCCTCAAGCTCCGAACCATTGTTATCCGGCCACACCGTCAAATCAACATACGTCACCTGATCATCCTTCTTCGGCTGATACGCCAAAGAGTTCGAATAGATCACCTTAGACTCGCCCTGAGACACCACTTCACGCGGCTCCCAATCACGAACAAGGTTACCCATATAAATTCCGTAACCTTCAGAAATGGTCATGTTTCATCTTCCTCTCCGTCCTGAGCCATCTGGTCCAGGACATAATTTTCTTGTGACCACAAATGGAGTCCGACGCCAACACGCATCGCACACCGCTTTACCGCATCAGACACGGCATTCTTTGCATTAGCTCCGTTGTTCGCACCAGGACGCTCAACATCGCCAGCTTCTTCAATGACAACCGTCTGGCCGTCAATCTCATACGTCATACGCAAGATGCAACCCTGAAGCTGATGCTCAGCGTTGTAAATCAGTTCCTTGACTTCCTGAGTACAAGGCCCAATCTTTGCTAACAGAATCTGCTGAATGTCAGCGTGCGACACATAATCAGCCTGAAAACCACCAGGCTTAGTCTTCACATACGACGCAGGAATGCGCTTTACAAGATCACGCAGTACGGTCTTCATGCAGTTCAATCACCTTTGCGTTAGCGTCAATCTCGTTCAGACGATCGTCTTCAACCGTCAGACGAATACCCTGCTTGATCCAATGACGAACCTGCGCAGACGCAGAACGGTCGTTCTCACGCGCAATCAGCTTCGTAGTTTCCCAGGTAGCCGGGTCCATATGGATAAGCTTACCAACTGTATTATTCATGCATCCTCCTAGATGCTTTGTTTGTCAGGCCCAATGCCATAACAAAGACCATTATACAGGCAATACCTGCACTCCCAATGCGAATTCTTGCTGGCTTTGCCAAACGGTCCAGGCGACTCAACAGTCTTCAACCGAGACAAACCCTCAAGCTCTTCAGCATCATCAAACACAATCGGATGCGGCAACAACCCCGCATCAATGCACTGCTCAACACGCTTATAACGAAGCAGTTCAAATTCTGTGATGTCAAACACCGTCTCAAGACGACCCTCAAACACCGGATCATTCAACTTAAACGTGTGCTCATACACATCACCAGCACGCACCTTGTCACGAAACGAAGTCTCCTTCGCAATGTAAACAATCATGATCTCGTCAGCACCAAGACCACGCGCATAAAGTCCAGCCTGCGCCACATGCTCACGCTTCGGCGCTTCTTTCGCTAGCTTGCTGCCATACGCAGACGCAGACTTGAACTCAACTACAACCTTGTGACCATCGTCATACGTCACCACAAGGTCAGCAGTGCCAGACAAATCAACACCCAACTGACGACAATCAACCGGCACCTCAACATCAACAGACACACCGCCCATCACAGCCTGGCGCTGAAATGCCTCCTGAACAAACTCATGAATCGAATCACCAACATGAAACGCAAGAAGCGTCTGCATGTCCGGCGTCTCCGACTGGTCAAAGCCCATGCCCTTATACCAACGCTGACGCTCACACGACCCCGCATCTGAGACACGCATCGCCGTGCCAAACGCAGTCGGCTTGTCACCTGCCTCGTTGTATTTAGATAACTGGCCTACATAAATAATGCCTTCGGCATCAATCATAGTACCTACCTTCTCTGATTAGTTGCTTCATCTTATCACGCTCAGCAGGCGTCGTACCGCCCCAAACGCCATAATCCGTATCCCACGGATCAACCGTGTCAATACGCCACTGCAAACAAGTCGTCTTCACAGGGCAACGAAGACACACCTTGATGCCTTCCGCTGCTCTCCTGTGATTAAAAAACTTATCTAACGGTTCATCTTGGCACTTCGCTCTGTCCATCCACTTCG